GATCGGCAAGCTCGCCATCGACACCGGGTACGAAGCGCCAGCGGTTTACACCTGGGCGCGCAAGCAGGGCTTCGACCAGGTGGCCCCGATCAAAGGCCTCGAAGGCTTCAACCGGGCGACGCCGGTTTCGGGGCCGACCTTTGTGGATGCGACCATCGGCGGCAAGCGCCTGCGCCGGGGCGCGCGGCTGTGGTCGGTGGCCACGGCGACGTTCAAGACCGAAACCTACCGCTTCCTGCGGCTGGAACGCCCCTCGGATGAAGACAGGGCGCTGGGCGTGCTGGACGCCCCCGGCACCGTGCACTTGCCAGACTGGGTCGACACCGAATGGCTGAAACAGCTGGTGGCCGAACAGCTGGTCACCGTGCGCAACAAGCGCGGCTATGCCCACCCCGAATGGCAGAAGATGCGCGAGCGCAACGAGGCGCTCGACATCCGCGTCTATGCCCGGGCGGCCGCGTGGATCATGGGCGCCGACCGCTGGGACGAGGCAACCTGGCGACGGCTGGAAGCGCAGGCCGGGGTTGAAACAAAGCCGCAAGCGCCGATGCAAATTGCTGCCGCTGCGGAGACCCCGACTGCACCCAAGGCCGGAACACCGACAACGCCACGGCGGAAACGCCGGGCCTACACACCGAACTTCATGAGGGATTGAGATGGATCTGGAACGGATGCGCGCACTTTTGGCCGCGCTGCAGGAGGCCCGTTACGCGGGCGTCCGCTCGGTGAGCTATGATGGCAAGACCATCAATTACGGGTCGGACGCGGAACTGGCGAACGCCATCGCCGATCTGGAGGGCCGGATCGCCACGGCCACGACGGGCACTCCGCGTCGCCGCCGCTGGGGCACTGTCGCGTCAAAGGGCCTGTGATCCATGGCGTTTGAAGCGTTCCGTCAGCGCATCGGTAGCATCATTGGCGGGTTTGACGCGGCACAGGCCCATCGGCGGCTGCGCGGATTCCGGGCATCCCGCGCGCATGTGAACACGCTGATCGCCGCCTCGGGCGACACCATCACCGCCCGTGCGCGCTGGCTGGTGCGCAACAACGGCTATGCGGCGAATGCAGTGGAGAGTTTCGCCAGCAATGTCGTTGGCGATGGCATCAAACCCTCGTCGACCATCACCGATGCCGCCAAGAAGGAAGAGTTGCAGGCGCTGTGGCTCGCCTGGACCGACGATGCTGACGCCGAAGGGTTGACCGACTTCTATGGTTTGCAGCGCCGGGCGGCGCGCGAGGTGTTTCTGTCGGGCGAAGTCTTCATCCGCATCCGACCGCGCAGGGTCGAGGATGGCCTGACTGTTCCCCTGCAATTGCAGATGCTGCCTGCCGAAATGCTGCCGCTCGACATGAATCGCACCTTGCCCGGTGCTGGGCTGATCCGGCAGGGGATCGAGTTCGACGGCATCGGTCGCCGCGTCGCCTATCACTTCCTTCGGCGCCACCCCGGTGATCTGACCGATCCGGGTCTGGCTGGGGAAACCGTGCGCGTTCCGGCTGGCGATGTAATCCACATCCTAGACCCGGTGGAAGCTGGCCAGCTGCGCGGCGTGTCACGCTTTGCGGCCGCCATCGTGAAGCTGTTCACCCTCGACCTTTATGACGACGCCGAGCTGGAACGGAAGAAAATCGCGGCGATGTTCGCGATGTTCATCACCTCGCCCGCCCCTGAAACGCCGCTGGAACCGACCGAGGAGGATCTTGAGGTCGAACCCGGACAGGTGGTGCGGTTGGATCCGGGTGAGGATGTCTCGACCCCGGCGACGCCAGACTCGGGCGGCACCTATGAGCCGTTCCAGTATCGGACCCTGCTGCAAATCGCGGCCGCGCTGGGCGTGCCCTATGGCTATCTGACTGGCGACACGGCCAAGGGAAACTTCTCCAACACGCGGATCAGCCTCATCGAATTCCGCCGCCGCATCTCGGCCTGGCAGCATGGCGTGTTGGTCTATCAACTCTGCCGCGCCGTCTGGGTGCGCTGGATGGACACGGCTGTCTTGTCGGGTGCGCTGAACCTGCCGGGCTATGACAGCCAGCGGCGGCAATATCAGGCCTGCGCCTGGTTGCCGACCAAATGGGATTGGATCGACCCGATGAAAGACGCCTCGGCCGAGATCCTGCAGATCGAAGCGGGCCTGAAATCCCGCACCCAAGCGCTGGCGGAGCGGGGATACGACGCCGAACAGGTGGATCGGGAAATCGCCGCCGAGCGCAAACGCGAACTGGCGCTGGGCCTCGATTTCCGCCGTCCGGGATCCCCGGCGCAGGGGCCCGGCGAAGGTGGGGCGAAAGATGCGGATCAGGACAGCGGCAAGGACGACGAGGCCGACGACACTGGCGATCAAAAACCCGACCTCAAGGAGGGCGCATGATGCACCACGCCCAAATTGCCCAGCGGGCGTTCAACACTCCGCTGATGGTCGATCCGGCCAAGGCGCTGGCATTCCTGTCCGGGCTGGGGCCGCGCATCACCGGGCAGGAGATCACCTTTCAGGGGCTGGAAGTCGACGGTTTCGATCAAGCCGCAGCCACCCTGCCCGCCCGCGCCTCGCTGTTCGGCAACGATCTCGCCCAGCGCCACCAGCGCAATGGCACCCAGCCCTTCGCGATGATTGACGGCATCGCCGTTATCGAAATCGCGGGCACACTTGTCCACCGTGGTGCGTGGATCGGGCAGTCCTCGGGCCTGACGTCCTATGAGGGGATCGCCGCACAGCTGCAGGCGGCGCTGGCCGATCCCGGTGTGCGCGGTATCGCGCTCGACATCGACAGCTTCGGTGGTGAGGTGGCCGGGGCCTTTGATCTGGCCGACCGCATCCGCGCCGCCCGGGTGCAGAAGCCAGTCCACGCTTTTGTCGCGGAACACGCCCTGTCGGCTGGCTATGTTCTCGCCTCCCAAGCCGACCGGATCGTCCTGCCCCGCACCGGCGCTGTCGGCAGCATCGGTGTCGTGGCGCTGCACACGGACATGAGCGGTGCGCTGGATCAGAAGGGCATCGCCGTCACGCTGATCCACGCGGGCGCGCACAAGATCGATGCGAACCCGTATCAGCCCCTGCCCAAGGCGGTGCACGACCAGATGCAGCGCGAGTTAAAAGTGGTGCGCTTCCTTTTTGCCGAAACCGTCGCTGCCGGTCGCGGTGATCGGCTGACACAGACGGCAGCGCTGGCCACCGAAGCTGCCGTGTTCCGCGGGGCCGACGCCATTGCGGCCGGTTTGGCCGACGATCTGGCAGATCCCGTCACTGCCTTCCGCACCTTCGCCGCCGCACCTCGCGGCACAACCTCACCCAGCAGAAAGGGTCCACAGATGACCACCACGTCCACAGAAACCCCGAACCCGGTACCAGTTGCCGCTCCTCCTGTGGCAATGCCTGCGGTCGCGGTCGCACCCGCCACGCCCGAACCGCCGGTGAACGCGGCAGCGCCCGTCACCACCACCATGACCGCCGACACCGTGCGCGCCGAGGCGGCCGAGGTTGCGCAAGTTTGCGCGCAGGCCGCCCGGCTCGGCGTGACCATCGACGCGGCCGACGCGGTCACCAAGGGGTTGAAGCCCGAAGCCCTGCGCGCCCGCGTGTTGGCCGATCTCGCCGCCCGAAGTGACGCGGCGGGGATCATCGCTACTGCCCCGGCTGCTGCCGCCGCAAAAGACAGCCCGATCATCGCTGCAGCCAGGAAGGCTGCGACCGACGCCAAGCGCTGAACCAGCGCCACTCTCACCTTCCCCAGAACATGGAGACTGACCAATGCCCGTCCTGACGGAACAGCCCAGCATGGGCGATGTCCTCAAATATGAGGTCAACCCGAACTACACTCGCGAGGTGATCACCCTGCTGCAAGGCCTGCCTTATCCGGTCGGCTCAGTGCTGGGGAAGATCACGGCCAGCGGCAAATACACATTGTCTGCCGCAACCGGGGCTGATGGCGCGCAGGTCGCCGTCGCGGTCCTTCTGTATCCGGTGAATGCCACGTTGGCCGACGCCACCGGTATCGTCGTCGCTCGTGGCCCCTCCATCGTGTCGCGCGCAGGCCTTGCCTACGAGGGCACTGTCAACGACGCGGCCAAGATCACCGCCAAGATCGCCCAGTTGGCCGCCGTCGGCATCATCGCCCGCGACGGCGTCTGACGCGCGACGTCGGCATCCATTCCCCTTATTCCCCGGAGCACCCCATGACCCTTGTCCGCAATCCCTTTGACGCTGGCGGTTACTCGCTGGCCGAAATGACGCAGGCCATCAACATCCTGCCCAACCTCTACACCCGCCTTGGCCAGATCGGCCTGTTCCGCTTCGAAGGTGTCACCCAGCGCTCGGTGATCATTGAGCAATACGAGGGCGTGCTGAACCTGCTGCCTTCGGTGCCGCTGGGCGGTCCTGCCACCGTCGGCACCCGCGAGGGGCGCTCGATGCGCAGCTTCGCCCTGCCGTGGATCCCGCATGATGATGTCATCCTGCCGAACGACATTCAGGGCCAGCCCGCGCTGGGCGTCTTCGATGGTGCCGACCCGCTGGTCGAGGTGATGAACCGCAAGCTGCAGCTGATGCGGCGCAAGCATGCCCAGACCCGCGAATACATGGAGATGAACGCGCTCCGCGGCATCGTGAAGGACGGGGCCGGGACGACCCTCTACAACTACTTCACTGAATTCGGCCTGGCGCAGATCTCGGTGGATTTCCTGCTGGGCACGGCAGGCACCCTCGTCCAAAGCAAGGTCCGCGAGGTCTTGCGGGCAATCGAAGACAACCTCCTCGGCGAAAGCATGACCGACGTGCATGCCCTCGTCAGCCGCGAATTCTTCGACAAGCTGATCGCGCATCCTAAGACGGAAGAAGCCTACAAGTTCTACGCCGCCACCGGCGCGCAGCCCCTGCGTCAGGATGTGCGGCGCAACTTCCCCTTCGCGGGCATCGTGTTCGAAGAATACGCGGGCACCGTCACCCTCTCGACCAAGGCAACCGAACGGCTGGTTCCGGCGAACGAGGGCATCGCCTTCCCCTTGGGCACGATGGACACGTTCACGACCTATGGCGGCCCGGCCAACCTGCTGGAGGCAGCGAACACCATGGGCCTGCCGCTCTACGCCCGCCAGCACCTCGACGAAAAGGGCCGCTGGATCGACCTGATGACCGAGGCCTCTATCCTGCCGGTGAACAAGCGGCCGCGCATCGCG